TTGCTTTTTTTATTAATTGTAGATATTGTTGTATGTAAAATTTATTTAGACAGAGGGTCATGCCGATCAGCTGCAGGAGAATTTACATACAAGTGTATACCAACAGTAAAAAAGCAGATAAAGAAAGGAAGAAAAAAAATGAGTGAAATTGTAAAAATCGTTGGTATCAAGAAAACATTAAAAAAAGACACAACAGATGTGTTTTACTGGAACATCTTTTATGAGCAGGCATTTTCTGAATACGATACAGAAAGCGCTGTGGAGGTCTACGGCAAACAGACCGGTATGGAATTTGCCCGTGAAGATTTTGGTATTCATGTAGGCGACGAAGTAGAATTTCTCTACTCCAAGGGATTCCAGGGTAAAGCAGTTTTAACTGGGGTCAAGATTGTGAAGGCTGCACCTGCTTCCAAGGTCAAGGATGATCATTCAGATTATCCACCATTCAAATAAGGTAATGGCATTAATTGTTCATTATACATGCACTGTATGTGCAGGGGGAGACCCGGTCTCCCCATTCTCCTAAGATTTAATTAGCTGATTATATAAAAATTGCATATTTGTGAGAGTCGCAATCTAACAGATAATGCGGAAAGGACGGTATGGTTTATGTTAACTCCTATGGTAGCTGCTGCGGAAGCGGTAATTGATGTTTCCCTTGTAACTGAACTGATTAACCTGGTTAAGTCCGTATGTGGTCTGTTCACCATTTTCCCGCTTAACGTATTTCTGATTGCATCCCTGGCATTTGTAGGTTTCAAAATCTTCAGAGCCGCCAAGGGTGCTGCGAAGTAAGATACACGATAATCGCGGAACCTTTACCAGGTAGAGAAAATCTACCTGGTATTTTTTTTACTCAAAAGAAAGTGAGGTTTTTTATGAAGAGTGAAAATAAGATTTGTTATTTGTATGCGCTGTTGTATTCTTATTATTTTTTGGTTTTTGTGTTATTACTGCAGCTCTTTGCTATTCCGGTACATGCTGCAGGATCATGGACTCTGTCCAGTAATGTTAGTAATCATTCGCTTGTTGTTTCTCATTATTATAAAGATTTATTCCAGCAATCTACATATTCTATACCGTTAGATGATAGCAATTATTTTTATGCTGTTTCATTTACTGGTAAGAAAAATATTAATGGGTGGGATCAGCTTGCATTATATGCTTATCGAATTGATGGTTCTGGTTCTCCTATCAGATATTTTTTTTCGGATACTCGTATAAGTATTTTAAATCATAATGAACAAAAAGATGGTTCTTTTATCGATTCAGATGGTGGCTTTGTTTCATCTATTGAAATGTGGTTTGTGCCTGAAGATTATTCATCATCTTCTGAACGTGGTTATTCCTATGTTACATCTTTGCCTTTTTTTGAATCCGTCGATGCTATGAAAAATTACTGTTTAACTGGTGATACTTCTGGACTTATTAATGGTGGTTCTATTGATAATCCTGACTTTGAAGATACGGCTTATGCTTTTACCGGGTTTACTGCAAACAATAAAATGACTGCTACCTGGACTGGCACAACGGAACGGAGCTACCTGCAGGATCAGGAAGTTGAGGAGTATGTTCGGGTGAATTATTATTTTGCGGATAAAGAAGCGCATGACACGATAAAGCAGGCGGACGCATTCCCGGATGAATTTGCTACTGCAGATAAAACGTTGACGATTGATGTGTCAGGTCTGAAACCTGATGATGAGAATTGGTTTCTGCGGTACATAAGAATCACACCATGTTATAGGCAAGCCGGATTAGGTGCGTGGGGTGATTTTTACCACGGTTCAGATGTTTTTGTTTACTTTGATGTTAATGGTAAAATTGAAAGTATTGTTCAAAATTCTGTGCCTACTGATGGGGAGGTTATAGGCAATAATATTTCTCTTATTGGTTTTCGGTATGATACATCGTTTCATGTTGAGTTTGTTGATGTTTGGTCTAATGCTGTTAATTGCTCCGCTTTCGATCTCGGAGGATCCCAGTACTTATCTTTAGGGGTTAAAGCTTTATATTATAATGGGCAATCTAAGGATATTGATTTTGTTTCCCTGGATCGTAAAAATCTTGTGTGGGATAAAACTTTTGATAGTTTTAAAACTTTTAATGGATCAGGTATTAAGCAGTTATTTTTTACTCCCTATATTAAGACTGGTGTTAATAATCCTTGGAACAAAGGCAATAGTATTGTCATTGATTTTGATGTTAATGGAAATGCTACATCTTCGTTTGATACTGGTGATGACGGTACTGTTCATTTGTCAGATTTTAAGTTAACTGGTGTGGTATGGAATAAACCTATGTTAGCATATGGAACTATTACCTGGACCGGCACAACCGCAAATAGTGATATGTCTATTGTTCCTGATTCTGATACTTTAGTTGTTTGTTCTTATCCCGTATATGATTCTTCTTTAAATGAATCTTATGAGACTTACGATACTGTTACGATTGGTAAGGGATCTATTCGTGTATACATTGATTCTTTGATTGATAAGTATACGAACGCTGGTAAGACGTGGAATGGTGAAATGTGGTTAACTCCTTGTTATAAAAAAGGTGGCGTTTTATATATGGGTGAACCTGTTATTGTTAATTGCATTAAAGGTACTGTTAGTGATATTGAGGTCGATGAATCTACGGGAACTGCTAACCAGGTAGATAAGACTGATGAAAATAAGTCTTATGCTGATGCTATTCTTTCTTCTGGCAACAATTTTTTCTCTATTGTAAAAGGATTAATTGCTTCTATGCAGCAGCTCCCGGAAATTATTGCTACTCTATTCTCTTTTCTTCCTGGCTGGGTTAATGCTTTAATTGCTGGAAGTATATTTATTATTTTTGTTTGTCGTATTCTTGGGAGGTAATAAATGACTGCCTTTAAACAAATAATTTTTATTTGTGATTCTGTTTTGTCTATTCAGATCACGTTGTTCGGATATTCTTTTACTTTGTATTCTGTTTTGCTTTTTGGTGCTGTTGGTTATTTGTTTCTTTATTTGTTATTTAGATTGTGGAAGTAAGATAACTTAAAGCTTTTGTTATGGCTGCTCCGTATGTAATTGCTATTATGATTGTTGCAATTATTTTTATTAAAAAATATATTCCGATGATCGTTAGCCAAAATTTTATTTTTTCCAAAATGGATATTATGTAATTTGTTCTGCTATCAGCTTTTTCGTCATTGTATTGGTTTATGCTCAGAATATCCTTTTTGGTTAATTCTTCGCTATTGTCTATTTCTATGTTGTATTTGTTTCCTTTTTTGTATTCGTTGTAGAGATATGCAATAAGTAGAATAACTCCTGCACCTATAAATGTACTTATTATTGTTTGCATTGTTTTCCCCCTCCGTATGGTGTTTTTTCTTTATCCTACCATACACCGGGGCATCTATCAAGAAAGGTTGTTAAAATGAATGAATATGAAAATATCGAGACTGTTGAAACTGTTGAAAATGATGATCAGGGATCTTCCGTTGATGTTCCTGGAGCTGATGATCCTGTGTTATCCGATAGCGTTAGTACTGAATCCGATATGGTACAAGATGCCGGATCTGTTACGGAAGAATCCCCTACTGAGTCCGTGGATCCGGGAGAATCCGGAACAAATGTCTATGTTATGGATAGTGATGGTAATTATATACCTTTTACTGTCGCTGTTTCGGAACCTGCGACGGAACAAGTACAAGTACAGAATTTATCTGCAGACGATCTTAAGCCTTATTTTTCGGAAATAAATTACAGGCTGGACACAATTATTTTTCTGATGCTCTCTTTTTGGGTAATTAAGCGGATAAAAATTGCGGTTGCAAATATGACTGGTCGCAGCCTGGATGGTGGAAAGGATGTGTTAGACAGATGAGTCCATGCGCTAATTTTACCTGCAGGTTAAAAGGATCCTGCATCAATGAAGACAACCATTGTCATGATCTTGTTGGTTGTCGTGTGATCCGCGCCGGGGATGATGTCCAGCGGTGCAAAATGTGTTACCTGGTTAATAGTTGTCGTTATGCAAAGGAGATTATGAAGAATGGAAAACATAATTAATTATATCTGTAACGGATCGAATGAATTTACTCCGGCTGTTGTGGTCGGTTTGATCGTGTTCTGTTTGGTATTAGAAAGCATCAGCTCCATAGCTGCTAACTGCTTAAAGGTTGGGAGGTGATCGTATGCTTGAATTGTTATTATTTATCATTGTTTTTGCCTGCATTATGTCGGTCTGTGTCCGTGTTATTGTAACGCATCCGATCAGTACCGTGCGGTATGTTGTGATTGATCTGTATAAATACTTCCGCTATCGCTGTTGGAATATATGTCATACCGGTTTGATCGTATGCTATGTAGGTCTGTTTGGTAAGGGTAAAACCTTGTCAGCGGTGCACAAGGTTGTTTCGCTATATAAGCGGTACAACGACAAGATGATTTATGATTTTAACCGTATGAAATGGGTCACCCAGAAGATACATATTATCTCTAACGTGTCGTTGTCTATCCCTTATGAGGATTTTGTATCTATGTCGCAGATCGTGGCGGTTGCTGATCGTATGCGCTCTGTGGATGATAAGAATGATACACTTACCTGCACCATTGTGCTAGGTGATGAATTTTCCGTACAGCTTAATTCCCGGAGCTTCAAAAGTAATATTGATCCTCTGTTTTTGAACACCCTTTTGACCTGCCGTCATCATCATATCAGCCTGATTTATACATCGCAGCGGTTTAACCATGTAGATGCTCTGCTCCGTCAGGTGACCAGCTATGTCTATACCTGTAACAAGGTATGGCGAATTATGGTACATGAGCAGTATGATGCTTTTGACCTGGAAAATGCTTCGGATCCTACGTTGATCAAACCGAAAAGACGTTTCGGATGGTTTATTAAGGATGCTGCTTTTAATGCTTATGATACCCTGGCATGTGTCGGAAATCTCACTAAATCCTGCAAAGAAGGTGATATGTTATCAGAGGAACAGATCCTGGAGCTGCAGAGGAATAACCCGGTGAATATTGACGGTATTGTTAATCCCTCCAGGAAGTTAAAACGTGCCAGCAGAAAGCTGAGAAAGTAG